AGTGATCCGTCTGTGTTGAGGCAGACGTAAAGAGGTTGGGAGGAGAACCTCAAGACACCATTACCACATGGAAAACAAAAACGTCAATGGGTCAATGATTGGTAATCTTTCATGAATTCCTCCGCATCACTTTTAGCAATCAAAGAAGACGGAAATGATTTAAGTATTTTAAGCATCCCTGAGATTGCAAATGCCACATCATCCCAATCATTTTCCGAATCATACTGCACTAAAAGACTTGTAATTATAAAAGATAATTCCAAGTTTGACATTTCATCTGGCAGTACGTCATACATTTTATCTGCTAATTGTGCCATTTGATTGTTTGATAATGACATCTCTTCTCCTTTTCATTCTTGTTACTTTGTCTCTTGTTTTACTTATCTCTCTAGACAAAACTTTTATGGAATATTCTAGGTCTTCAAGCTTCTTTTCATCTGATTTGCCGTGGCTACCGCCATTGTACTTCTGATAACCAAGGCCATAGTTTTCTTTTCTCCCATCGTTCTTTTCAAGATGCCTCGCGTTTTCTATAATCGCCAACTCTTTCATCCGCTCTAATGCCGTCATTGTCTTCCCTTTTGTTTTTTAACTCTTTCATCAACCTTGAAAGTTCTTCTCTCAACATTTTATTTTCGTTGAGTACCCGTGAGTATTCAGTTCGATTTATCATGTCATACACCATCATTTTGGTTCACTTGAACCTTTCCAGAGATTGACTGTCACCTGACTGAATTAATTTATCCATTATCTCACTGCATATCCTCATTGCCTCCCGTTTGTTTAACTCTGCACTTATTAATTCTGTACCTTGCCCCCAGATAAACAGCGTAATCCCCTCGCCTTCCTCCATAGGTCTTGCTGAAACCAGCCTCTTAGAATGGTAGGTCATCGTCATCCTCGCTAATAATTGGACCGTCCATTATTGGATCGTGGAACCTTTGCCTGTAGCATGATGTAAGCATGTCGAAATCAAGTTCAGTAACGCCCTGCTTGCCAACCCAGCTAAACCTGCACTTCCAGATGTGTATCTCTGATGCTACCGTCCTCACTGGGTCAGGCCTATGCACCGTCAGGCCAACGTCTGCCTTAGCGAACCATGCTGCTGATCCAGAGATGTCATACCCCTTAGGGGCTGGCACCTTGCCATCCGCACCTCGCATCATCTTGGTGGGGTGCGCTACAAACCAAATGTGTACACCGTGAGCCTGTGCGAAGACCCTGATCTTTGTCAGCAAGCTTGAGACCCAATCTGTCTCGCTAGCATCACCTGTGCGCTGTATGTAGTTGTATGGATCAATTATCGCGCCCCTGACCCCATGACGCATGACCGCCACCTTCAGCCTGTCAACAATGTTGTCTATCGTGCTTTGTGATCCATCGGCTTGATACAGGAAAGAGAAGTGATCCTGTATGAATTTCTTGCCTTGGTTCAAATCATCGTAGCTCAAACGATCTGTCTGGCCCTCAAAGAATGGCTTGCGCTTGAACTTGGAAATCAACTTAGCGATGTGTAGCCTTGGCTCGTTCTCAAATGAACAGACGGCAAACTTCCAACCTTTGGACTGCGCCATGTTCACCATGATCTGATCAATGAACTCTGATTTGCCTGAAGATGGATGCCCAGTAACAATGGTTAGCTGACCCTCTGAAACAGTGTACAGTTCATCTACATTGTCATAGCCAGTGCTTTCGCCACGGCCCATGCCTTTTTCATATATCTCATCCAGCTCATCATAAAAATGCTCTGCCTGATACAGACCAGCCACAGGCCACGGCCTTGAGTTGACAATCAGATCATCAATGCCATCGGTGCCTCGCTTCATCAGAACGTCATTGGCATCCTTGCACTTATCATCGAAGTCAATCTTCCAGCACTTGTCCTTGCCTATGCGCCTTGCAATCTCTTCAGCCATTGCCTGACCTGACGCATCACCATCTGTTGCGATGATGACCTTGGATGACATCTCAATGCGCTTCTTTGCATTCCAGATGAACTTGAATTTGTTGTCCTCATTGGGGTCTATCTTGCCATCAACAACCTTCATCACTGCGCCGTTTGGTACAGATACCACACTGCTGTACCCAGCCTCCATGAATGCCAGAGCATCCATCTCACCCTCGCATATTATCATTGCCTCCTTTGGCTCAACATTCTCAATGTTAAACATGGTTGAAGGCGCACCGTTGCAAGAAAAACCTTTTAGTTCAATTGAACGTATTTTGGATGCGTAGGTAAGCCCCTTGTTCTGGTACGGGAACATAATACATTCGGTCTCTTTCCCTGCCGATTGTATCCAGTGGCTCACTGTTTTCAGGCCAGCTTTACGTGCTGTACCTTCTGAAATCCCCCTGCCTTGCAACCAGCTTAATGACGCTGATGATAAATCTGTTTCTTGTAATTTCTTAGCTATCGCCACAGGCCTCTCCTTAAAAATTATCTTTTCCCCCAAACTGACTGCCCCTTGTTCATCACAGTGCCAGCACTGATATAGGGCTTTTTCGTTGTCAATTCGGAGAGATAGCGTTCTGTCTGTCTTCTTCTTGCGGTTGTGACTGCATATCGGGCATACAACCTTATGTTGTCCTTGCCCAAGTCTTACAGCCACCCCCCGCATTTGCTCTTTCAACATTGCGGTTTCTCCATCTCTCGCACCATCCTAATTCTGAAGGTGCCTGAGTGTCAATATTTTTTTTTGAGATACGCTAATAATATTCAAAGATATCAATACCTTACTATATATAGTAGTAGTATATATAATAACTACTATAGATATCTCTTTACTGTAGTAAGCTAGAGCTTATCTAATAGTTTATATTATATAGGCTGGGATATTAGATATGTCACAAGNGCTGACCTTGATTATCGCTCTTGGGGCATCCCTGTCCAAACCCCAGTAAATAAATTTCTGTTTGACCTGTCTGTCATTGGCGTAAATGAAATCTTGCATACAATCTAAAATCAGGCTCTCGTCCAGATCGGGCCTACGGCTACCGTAATAGATCATCATCTCAACTTTCAGATCGCCCTCAAGCATATGCTCAAGCTTCGGGCATTGAGCCTTGAATGCCTTGACGTAGTCCAAAGCTTTTTTGCTTTTGATAAATGATGGTCTACCAGCTATCACCACAGCCCTGCGACTGTTGGCCTTTGATGCCGTCTCGCCAGCTATCTCAAACCGTGCCTCTATTGCTTGCATTGTCCCATTGTCGAGCATCTTATAAGCTACCTTTCCTGACATAAAAATTACCTATTGCACCTATATTGTTTAGATGATATCAACCCTAACAGAGAGTGGAGACTTTTAAAATGAAAATTACCAACGAGTATGGCTTGCCAGAAGCCTTCTTGAATTTTGCCCGTGATGATAAGTACACGAAGGGCAAAGCTGACATCAGTGTGACCACATTGATCGACAGCCCAAGAGTTCGCCTGATGAAGGACAAGCACAATTCCGATATCGTTTCTGATGTTGTGGATAAGGTTTGGCCCCTGTTTGGTACTGCCGTTCATCACATTTTAGAAAGCAGCAAGACCCAAGAGAACGTAAAAATTGAAGAGCGTTTATTTGGTCAGGCCAATGGATGGACCCTATCGGGTGCGGTTGATCATCAAGAGGTTTTGGATGACGGCACCGTCAGGATTACCGATTACAAAGTGACCAGCGTGTGGTCAGTGATCTTTACCAAGGACGCGTGGGCATGGCAGCAAAACTGCTACGCATGGCTGCTTGAGAATGATCCAAACTGTCACAATGCAGGTCGCAAGGTTAGCAGTATTCGCATATGCGCCATTGTACGTGATTGGTCGCGCCGTAAGGCTCAGATGGAGCCAGACTATCCTAAGGCCCCTGTGGTGCTTATTGAGCTGCCTCTGTGGACGCCTGAGGAAAGGGCCGACTTTGTCAGCCACAGATCGGCACTACATCAAGAAGCAGAGATCAACCTAGAGTTGACTGGAATGATGCCAGTATGCTCAAAGGAAGATACATGGGCGAAGCCTGAGAAGTGGGCCGTTAAAAAGAAGACAGCCAAAAGAGCTTTGAGAGTTTTTGGAACTGATGTTGAGGCTAATGAGTTTTCTGACAACCATGCAGACAAAACATTCGTTGAGTATAGAGCTGGCGAGGCCACTAGGTGCGAAGGCAACTACTGCAACGTGGCTGAATTTTGTGATCAGTTTAAGGGGGTGCAGTTGTGAAACATTCTGGAGATTTAAGTTCAGATGAACTAAACCCAAAGGAAGATTTCAACATTAAAATAACCGTCAGAAATGGCAGATTGTTAAAGGCAATCAGGTCTCGTTATAAATCAGTGGCTGATTTGGCCGTCAATGTCACCATCATCAGTCTACGGTAAACAGCTTGGTCACCATGAGAGCGAAGCCATTTAACGATAATGGCTGGACTGACTTGGCCTTGGACGTTGCAGCGATGGTTGGTAAAGAGCCTGAAGATTTATGGCCTGATCACCTTCGTGAGTTCAAATTATCTAAATCTACTTCTGAAGTGGAAATTGATTTGGATAGCGTTAAGCAACTAATTCAAGACGGGACTAGCGAAAAGTCCCTGTCCCAAGTCAGTGCTATCTCAAAGTTTGCTAAAACTCTTACACCGAGAGAGCGTGAAATTTTGGCAATGCGTTTTGCTATGAAGATTTCTTTAGAAGAAACTGCCAAGGCATTTGATATTACGAGGGAAAGAGTGCGTCAGATAGAAACGAAAGCTATNAAGAAGATGAGAAAACAAGCCTGCTTTCATGATTACTTGGAGACGGGAGATCAGCCGCAACGCTGGGGAGAGTGGCGTTTAGAAGATCAACAATTAACTAAAAAAGGCGCAGACCTTTTAGATGACTAAGGGATGGATTGAATTATGACTGATAAAGTAAATGGACATGAATATATTAATATAGTCTGCGAATGCGTTCACAATCACCCCGACATCAAACCAGAAGATCGCAGAAAATGGATATTAAAACTGCTTGAGCCAATGATCGAAGAGCTATTTGGAAGTGAATGGGCAAAGCCTGAGCTATTCGGAAATGATTTCGTGCAACCTAAAGAGAAAGAAGATTGAGACTTGAGTATTGAGGTGGCACCAGCCTTGATGTCTGACCTGACATACATAGACAGCTTGCAGAAAAAGAATGCTGAAGAGCTGGCATTCTATCCAAG